AGGAACACGGGCTTTGGTGCGTCTGCAGCCATCGATGACTTGCCCACCTTGGACACGCCGCTGATGACTGCCTTAATGGCGCTTTTGCGGCGGGACTTAGAGACTGATGAAAGGTTAAATGCCATGTGACTTCTTTCTGTATGTGCGAGTCAGTCGCGCATGCGCTGAAACGCGTTTGCTTTGTGTGTATCCGACAGGGGTGATGAGGTGTTTCACGCGTTGGCTAAAGCCGCCCCACGCGTTAGCGTGATGGGGCTCCGACAATCCGTTGGCTTGCGCCCACGTTCTGAACTGCTCCAATGAGAACTCTTCAGTAGCGCAGTGCGTGAGCCAGTATGCAAACGCGGCTTGTGCCTCATCCGCCCACAGTCGAGCGTTCTCCATGACGCGATCAATGCCCGCGTCTCGCAGTAACGCGCCTTGCATTACTTGCCCGCGAACTTAATTTCGACTGCAGTCTTGGCGGGCTTCGTTTCCACCGCTTGCGCGATGGAGCGCCACAGGTCAGGGCGCTCTGCGCGGATGGCCTTCAGCCGAGTGTCATCCGCTTCCACCTTAGTCTTGATGGGGCGGATGTCATCGGGCCATGAGCCCGTCAGAAGGATGAGCGCGTCTACATCGCACTTGTACGTCACCTTGCCGGTAAGCTTGATGCGCGTGCCCTTGTCCGTGGTGAACGTGTCAGAGCCTTCTTCTCTTGCTGGGTGCAGCTTGAGGATTTCTTCCTCGATGCCAATGCGCTCTGCCTTGGCGGCTTCTTCTCGTTGCTTGGCAATGCTCCACAGCGTTGCCAGTTTGTCTATCTCGCTCATGTTGGGCCTCGTTGGTTGTGGTGGGTCTAGAAAGGTGCGGCGGGGCCGTTTGCAGCCTCTCGCCTTACTGCCGCCTGTGTCGGCGGCTTGACGGTTCCGAAGGGCCAGCCTGGTGGGGCGGTGGGCGCCTTACGACCATTGGGGAGTGTGTTCATCGTTGGCTCGTTGGGTTGGGGATTGGATTGGAGCACGGTGATGCGGGAATCGCAATACTTGAGTCAACAACTTTCTCAAGTGTTGTAAATCGGTGAAGGTTGGCGCACTGGTAGCGGCGACGGGTGGAGTTGTCGCGGCGTTGCACGGTTTCCAGCACTTCGCACCATGTGTTACAGGTTGGACACTTCATCGGTACAGGCTAACCAAAGCGACAACGGCAACGATTACGCACCCGGCAAGCCCAGCGGCCCACAGCAGGTCAACAAGTGTGGCTCGCATGGCGGCGTCTTCTGGAAGCTCGCACGCTTGGCGGGCTGGGCAGGCGCGGCCTTGGCTGCATTGGCTGTTGCAGCAGCTTTCTGTACGTTCCATTGCACTCTCCTTGCGTATTCCCAGACCGACGCGGCCTGGATGATTTCCCTTGCGGGCGGGTTGCTTGCGTTCTTGCGCACCTCCAGAAGCTCAGGCGCTCTTGGGATGGTCTTGTACTGCGCCTTATACGCGTGGCCTATGTTGTGGATGTGGCCTTCGCGCACTAGGCGCTTGATGGTGGTTGTGCTGCAGTCAACGCGGTCCAAGATTTCACGCGTGGTGCGCGGTATCTTGCACAGTTCGACTATCTCTTGGCGCTTGCGGGCGTATTCTTCGTAGGTGTTCATGCGTTGCGCTCCTTAGTAGCCGTGAGGCGTGCTGCCTTCCATCCAACCCGGCTTTTTGGGCAATGGCGCCCAGCCGAGATAGCCGCCTGTTCCTGGCGCGTATTGGCCATAGACCGCCACGCCGCCTGCGGTCAATAGTTGCACCTTGGCCGACAGCGGGCAGGTGTGCAGGGGCCTCCAGAAGTAGTCTTGATCGACTGCGGCTGACTTGTCGCCATTGAGTTTGACGGTCATTGTTCAACCTTTGAATATGCTTCTTTTGCTTCCTGCAATGCAGGGTGTTCGCCGTCCACTTCCATCAAACGGTTTTCTAGCGTGTTGCAGTAACTGATGAGGCGGCGTAGTGCAGCGCCAAGTTCTTTGTTTACGCCATGTAGACGGCGAATCTCTGCGGCGGCTTGCATCGCGTGCTTGTCGAGCACAACAGGCTCCATCAGCGCATCAGCCAGCCGCAAGGCTTTGGGTTGTGTGGTCATTTGGCGCTCGCTTTCTGCGTGCACTCGGCGCAGCGCCACAGCTTTAGCCGCGTGTAGAGCGAGCCGCCGCGTATTTCTTTCTTCTGGTTGCAGGCTGAGCAGTTCTTACGAAACGCCATGCCGGGGCCAGAGCCGCGCTGGTTCATGGTGTAGTCGCGCACGTTGCTGTGGTTGCTCATGCTTCCCCCCTTGCGCGGATGGCGGCGGCACATTCCGGCCAATCAAAAGCATTTGATTCTTCACACACCTTCGCACACGCCTCGCGCTCGGCAGCGGCGACAAGGGCGGCGAAGCGTTCAATTTCATCTAATGTTCCGGCGTAGTACGAACTGCGATAGTTGTAATCGGCTGGCATTGAATCAATCCCAGCCTCCCGCGCCAGTTTGATGATGTCGTCGCGGGTCATGCCTCCTCCTGGCTCATAACTTCAAGTTGAGAGCGCAGCCGATCAATCCGCGTCTCATGGTAGAGAACCATCGCGGACGCGTAGTCGCGGGCTGTTTGTGCTTCAAGCAAACCGCGTCGAGCTTGGTCAAGCTCGCGGGCGATCAGTTCTTCAGGCGACGGGTTGCGGAAGGGGTTGAGTAGCTTCATGGTTGCTCCGTGATTGGGGTGACGCGATCCTAGTTGAGGAAAGCGCACACACGGAGCATTGCCGAGTAATTCACTCGGGCAGTTGCGTATTCGCTACGGACGTATCCAGAGCACCGGAGATGCCCAGCTCACCTGCTGGTCTTGCATGAGCTTGGCCGCGTCTGTGATGAGCGTGAGGTTGAACGTGTCACGGCGATAGCCGCGCCGGATGTACGCCAGCACTTGGCGCCCGTCTGTTAACGCGCAGAGGTTCATAGCTTCCAAGCGTTCTTTTGGGTCTTGCTGGGCGGCGGAGATGAACAGAAGCCACCCGTCCTTGCAGTGCCCTGGCTCTCGGCATTGGATGGCGTAGGCGTCCGAGGGGACGTCTGCTGGCGCAACCACCTTCTCATGTGTACGCGCTGCCAGCAGTTGCACGATGCCTTCGCTGCCGCAGATGCCAGAGATGGGCACGCGCTTGATGCCGTCATCGGTGGGGATGCCAGCTTCGCGCAGGACTTCCGAGGTTGCAACGCCGAGGATTTCGCTAATACGATGCGCCTCCGCGAGCGTCATCCTGCGCTGTCCCCTGAGCATCAGGGAAACCGCCGCAGGGTCGATGTTCAGCAGCTTGGCTAGGCCGCGCTGGCTTAAGTGCTTGTCCTGAAGTTGTCGCCGGAACCATTTGGTGTTCATCGGTCTACATTGCACTACACTCATCGTTGCGTCAATCGCACCATCCCCATTCATCAACATCATTTCCTTATGAGCATAGAAACCAAACACAAACTTGAACCCGCCTTCAGCATCCTTGAGCGCCTGGGCGGTAAGTCAGCCGTATCTGCAGAGCTGCAGGTTGCGCCGTCTACCTTGTCGCGCTGGTGTACGCCTGTGCCGGAAGGCACCGGGGGTACGGTGCCTGTGCGCCATTGGTCTGCGCTGCAGAAGATGGCAAAGGCGCGGGGCGTCAGCGTCACCTTGTCAGAACTTGCCAAGCGTTGAGGCCGCATGGATGCAGCGGCACCAACGATGCAAAACAGCGACTTCCTGGCCGAGGTCTACGGCCCACTTGCGGTAGATGAGTACGGCTGGGTCTGCAGCTTTCGGATGCCTCCTGAGCACGGCGACTGGTCTGGCCGCGCTTACCGAGGCACTGACAGACAGGCGGAATTGATCGATTCCGCATCCTTCGACAACACCTATTTCTCGGTTTCAGTTCTCGCGGGCTTCGCGGAGTCTGGCAAATGGGCGCGGCAGAAGTCCACGTTCAAGCGCCTGGCGGCGCTGGTTGCGGACGATGTGGACCCGTCGCGGGTGCTGGGGTATTCATGGGCGCTGCAGACTTCGCCGGGGAAATGGCAAGTCGGCGTAAAGCTAGACCCTGCGGACCCTGACTGTGCGGATATGGCGCTGGTTGATCGCGTCATGGCCTCGCTGGCATCGCGTGGACATCTAGGCGCGGACAAGTCGGGCAATGCAATTTCCCGCTATGTACGCCTTCCAAATGGGACTAACACCAAGCCTCGCGCTGCAGGGCCTTGGCGGCACCAGTTGGCCGAATGGCACCCCTCTATCTGCTGGCCTTTGGCCGACGCGTGCGCCGCTTTCGGCATTGAGCTGGACGATTTGCGGGCTAAACCTGTCGAGGCGTTGCGTACACGCAACAGCACGGATGGGGCCGTTTCGATGGGCTCTGCAGCGGGGGATGCGCTCTCAATGCTGTCGGCGCCGCTGTCAGAACGGTCCTATCACGATGCCTTGATTCGCATGGCGGCTTCGCTGGTTAAGGGCGGCATGTATCCGGGCGCGGTGGTGGACTTCCTGTATTCGCTCATGAATCAGGTTAAGCCTGCGGGGCCTCATGAGGAGGTTGCGCGGTGGGCTGCGCGTAGGGCTGAGATTCCACGGGCTGTGCGGTCGGCTGAGAAGTTTGCGCCGCCTGATAGGGCGCCTGTTGCGGTCACTGTGCGGCTGGGCGATGCGCCCACTGTGGACGCGCCTGAAGACTTGCTGCTGAGTCTGGATGAGCTAGCCAAACGCTCTGCGGCTGTGCGCTGGCAGGTGAAGCACGTTATTCCGGCTGACTCCCTGGGCATGCTCTTTGGCGCGTCGGGGACGTTCAAGTCCTTTGTCGCGCTCGATCATGCTTTGCATGTGGCGCATGGCATGCCGTGGCTGGGCAAGAAGACTGCGCGAGGCCACGTTGTCTACGTTGCTGCCGAAGGCGGGGCGGGTATCTATAGGCGCGTAGCCGCCTGGCATCAGGAGCGGGGCTTGCCTGTCTCGGACGCGTTCTCTGTCTGTATCACGCCCTTGGTGTTGAGCTTATCTGATCAGGTGGAGCTGCTGGCATCGGCTATTGCGGCTATGCCGGTGGTCCCTGTCTTGGTCTATGTGGACACGCTCTCGCAGACCTTTGCGGGCGATGAGAACTCAGCGACCGACATCGCAGGGTATCTGCGCCAGCTCAACGCAGGCATACGCGCACGCTTTAACTGCACGGTCATCGTGATCCATCACTCAGGCCACGCTGCCACGGAGCGCCCGCGAGGATCTTCTGCCATCACGGCCAATGTGGACTTCATGCTGGGCGCGTATCGGCCCGATGCTGGCGCTCTCCTGGCCCGCCTGGACTTCATCAAGCAAAAGGATGGCGACAGGCTGGGCTCGCAGGGCTTTGAGCTTCGACGCGTGGTGCTCGGTCAGGATGAGGACGGCGAGGAGTTCTCATCGCTCGTTGCTTGCTGGTCGGATGTGGCGCAAAGGGTGCTGGCTAATGTGGCCGTCAAGTTAGCTGGTCACGAGAAGACGCTGCTGGGCCTGTTAGACGCTGCTGGTGGCTACATCGTGGAGCGTGATCTTCGGCACATGTTCTATGACGCGGTAGCCAAAGAGTGCAAGGAATCCGGCAAGGAATACAGCCAAGAAGCGGCCAAGAAAGCCATCCAACGCGCCTATGCGAGCTTGTCGGCCAAGGCTTTGGCGGCCCTTGGGACCGATGGCATGGTGCGCAGGCTGGGCGCGGCATAATGTTGCCGGGACATTTGCCGGGACATTTTGAAAGACATTGCCGGGACATTTGTCCCGTGGGCATAGCAGAATGGGGGGACAGACGGGACATGTGACTGAACATGTCCCGGATGTCCCGCCTGATGCCGGGACATTTTTGCTTTTGGAGGAATCATCATGGAAGTGACCTCATACGCGGGGTTTAAGTTTGTGCGGGGCAATGAAGAACCGTACAAGCGCAAGGATGGAACGTGGACGGCTCTGGCCGTGTGGCATGCCAACTGCCGCAAGTGCGGCGAGGCGTTTACCGTCAAGACGCCGGCATCAGCGAAGCAGTACACCGATTCCAAGAGCTTTGGTTCCAGGCATTGCGACAAGCACAAGCTGCAGCGGCAAGACATGAGCGCATTCAAGACCGCGCTCGCCGCTTTTAAGACTGACTCTGCGCAGGCATGAAAAAGCCCGCACGGGGCGGGCTGGGTTGCTTGATGGCTGGCGCGTCAGATGCCGGTAGCGCGGGCGATGGCTGCGCGACAGATTGCCTTGATCGACTCAATGCGTTGGTTGTCAAAGGCTGGGAACTCATCGAGCACTGCTTGGCAGGCTGCCAGCAGGTCAGGGGCTGCGGCGATGAGCGCGGCGTCTGGCAGAGCAACGGATTCAAGCGCGGTGCGGGGTACGCGATAGTCGGCGGTGTTGCAAACAATCGTGCCGTCTGTGCCGCGCACTTCAGTGCCGCCGACGATGCGCCAAGGTCCGGGTGTGTGTGTGGTTTGCATCGTTTGCTTTCGTTGATGGCTGGTTGATGGTCAGATGAACGCGGCCAGCAGGAGGGCTAACGCTAGGCCGTAGGCGAGGGAGAAGGCGACATCGTGCCAGGTGGTGCGGCTGGTCATGCTGCCTCCTTGGCGTTCATGCCAGCCAAGAAGGCGTGCATGCAGGAGTACAGCTCGCGGGCTGGCATGTGGCCGTGGCCGAAGACATCGCGCACACCGCCGGACTCGTTGGACATGCGGTGCAGCGAGTAGCCGCCGTAGGCGCGGCTGAGGTGGTAGCAGCCGGGCTGCGCGGTATGCTTGCCGTCAGCGTTGAGCGCGTAAGGCTGTGCGGGGCTGTTGGTCTCGCGGTTGATGCGAGCGATAACGGCGTTGAGGTCAGCGAGGGTAATGCGTTGCATGGTTGGCTCCGTTGGGGGGTTTGGGGTGGGTTAGGCGGAGATTAGTTCTGTAGGGTGCGGAACAACTCCAGCGCGCTCTGCTTGTGCATTTTTTGCAGCGATGAGCTGATTGGCGAACTCCAAACACTGCTCACGCGTACCTGAAAAAACGCAGTCTTCGCGCTGCTCGCTAGCCATGCGAACCAGAACGCGGGCTGCGGTTACCGTGATAGCTGCGATGTTTTGAGTCTTGCTGGTGCGCTTCTCAACAGCACGCTTAAGATGCTTGGTGTAGCCCTTGGGCATGGCGAACTGGTTGCACATAAATTGGCCGCCTTTGTAGAACTCGCCATTGAGCGGGCTAACAGCGCCGCCTGCGGGGGCTTGGGTCGGGGCGTTGATGTATTCCATGTTGCTGGTCCGGTTGGTGTGTCGATGGGATGTATTGTGCGGGAATCGCACGATGATGGGATAGGGACAAACCCTACTTTTTTGACGTTGTGCTAGTCTTTGTGTCATGCAAACAACGCAACATGCTGCAAGCTCCAAAAATGAGGGGCTAAAGAGGGTGATGCGCACGCCTGACGGCAGGGAGCTGCCAGTGGGCAGGCCGAAGGGCGTACAGAACCGCCTCACGCGCTCGCTGAAGGAAGCCGTCGAGATAGCCGCCCGCGACTGTCACCCGAAGGGCCTAGCGGGCTGGCTCATAGACCGCGCCCAGGGCGGCATACAGGACCGCCAGATATTCGCGGGCCTTGTCGGCAAGGTCATTCCGATTCAGGTGCAGCAGAGCGTCGAGGGCGGCATCTCGATCAACCTGAACTGGTTGGCGGGGCGTCAGATCGGCACAAAAATGGCACACGCCGAAGTGATCGACGCGCAACCTGTTGTCAGCATTGAGCATTCCCCGCAGAGTCACTGGACTAACAATGCGCAGCCTGATGCGCAAGGGATTGCAGGGGCTACGAGCAACGCTGAGGACGTCAGGCTACCTAGCCCTTCTCTGCCTGATTCAAGCGAGCCTGTGGGCTAATAGGGGCCTTGGCGTGGCATTGGCGGAGGGATGCGACCCCCTACCCCCCTGAAAACGCGGAGGGGGGGGTGGCAAGAACCGGGTCCCTCCCCGAATCTCTAGCATTCCAAAAAAAGCATTTTGCGAAAACCACAACATGCAAGACCCCATCAACCCACCACACTACCGAAGCCACCCCAGTGGCATCGAAGCCATCCAAGTAACCGAGCACATGAACTTCTGCTTGGGCAACGCGGTGAAGTACATCTGGCGCGCCAACTTAAAACACAGCGACCCGCTGCAAGACCTGCAAAAAGCCAAGTGGTACATCGAGCGTGAGATAGCCAGGCTGAGCAAATGAAACTGCAGGAATATCAACCCCGAGACGTCTTCCTGCCCCTGCACAACCGGCAGAAGCGCTGGACTACGGTGGTCGCGCACCGACGCGCTGGAAAGACGGTGGCGATGTGCGCTGACTTGGTGATCGGCGCGTTAGAAACAAACCTGCCAAGACCGCAGTTTGCATACCTCGCGCCATTCAGAGAACAGGCCAAGCGAGTCGCCTGGCAGTATCTGAAAGAGTTGACCAAAGACTTCCAAGCCAGCCCGCCAAACGAGTCGGAACTACGCATAGATATTCAAAACGGCCACAAGGACATCAGCCGAATCTATGTAGCGGGCGCAGATAACCCCGACGCCCTGCGTGGTATGTATTTTGACGGCGTAGTTTTGGACGAAACAGGCCAAATACGCCCGAGCGCGTGGTACAGCGTACTCAGACCGGCACTCAGCGACAGAAAAGGCTGGGCAATCTTTGCCGGAACGCCTGCAGGCAAAAATTTCTTTTGGCAGATACGCGAAGAGGCGCGTCTAAATCCAGACACGCACCTGCTGCTAGAGCTCCCCGCGTCAAAAACAGGAATATTGGACGCCGAAGAACTGCGTGACGCGCAAGCGCAGATGACGCCCGAAGCGTATGCAACGGAATATGAGATCAGTTTTGATGCGGCAATACCTGGCGCGTACTACGCCAAGCTGATTGGGCAGGCGTATGACGAAGGACGGGTTGCAAAACACCCGATTGACGGAGCATTCCCGGTCAATCTCGCCGCAGACTTGGGTTACACGGACTCCTGCAGTTGGTGGGGCTGGCAGGAAACGCCGGATGGCTACCGAATCGTGGATTTCTACGAAGCTGACGGCCAGCCGATTCAGCACTACATCGACTGGATTAAGACGCGCCCGTACAGAGTCGGAACCGTCTTCCTGCCGCACGATGCCAAGGCCAAGAGCCTGCAAACGGGCAAGTCGATCATTGAGCAATTCCTGACCAACGGCATTCGCCCGCAGATCACGACCGAATTGAGCCTGCAAGACGGCATCGAGGCGGCCAGGCTCATCCTGCCGAAGTGCTACTTTGATGAAGACGCGACTTACGAGGGCGTTGAACACTTGCGGGCGTACATGCGCGAGTGGGATGAGAAGACGCAGACGTTCCGCAACAAGCCCAAGCACGATCAACACAGCCACGCCAGTGACGCGTTCAGGTATTTGGCCCTGAGCGTGCGCCCACTGGTGGCAAAACGACAACATGTGGCTAAAATGGCTCCAAACGCGCCAGAGGGAGCGCATTACGCGTTCACGATGGATCAGCTTTGGGACACTGCCGTGCGTCCTAGTCAAAGGATTGGGTAATGGAAGACGTCAACAAGATTGAGCGTGATGACCAGTTTGGCAGCACGCCGCAGGGTTTGGCGCAGCGTTGGGGCACGGAGATTGAGGCTGCTGGCAAGGAGCTTAAGAAGTTCCATGACGATGCCGAGCGGATTCTGAAGCGGTATTTGGACAAGCGTGAGGACTGGGGGCGCGACGAAAGCCGCGTCAACCTGTTCTGGAGCACGATGAAGGTGCTGCTGTCCATGCTGTATGCGCGGCCCCCAAAAGCGGATGTGAGCAGGTCTTTCCAAGACTTTGAGGATGACCAGGCGCGTGTGGCGGGGACCATGCTGCAGCGCATGTTGAACAAGGGCTTTGATGAGGACATCAGCGCTTGGGATACGGCTGTTCGTAACGGCATTGAAGATTGGCTGGTGATTGGTCTGGGCCAGATTTGGATGCGTTACGAGGTCGAGATCGAAGAGGAGGAGGTTCCTGCGGTCTTCGATGAGATGGGCAACGAGATTGCTCCCATGCAAATGGTCGAGCGCATCAAGGAAGAGGATGCGTGCGTTGACTATGTGCATTGGAAGGACTTTTTCTACAGTCCTGCTCGTACATGGACGGAAGTGCGCTGGGTAGCGCGGCGCGTCTACATGACCAAGGACCAGCTAGAGGAGCGCTTTGGCGAAGAGATCGCCAAGGTGGTGCCTCTGCAGAAGCCTGCGTCCAAGACTGACGACAAGCAGCAGCCGCAGCATGACCCGTGGGCTAAGGCTGAGGTGTACGAAATCTGGTGCAAGGAGCACGAAAAGGTCTATTGGTACTCGCCGGGTACTGAGGTCATCTTGGACGTCAAGGATGACCCGCTGGACTTGGAAAACTTCTTCCCGTGTCCGAAGCCCATTGCCGCAAACACCACGACAAGCAACTTTGTCCCGCGTGCTGACTACATCTTTGCGCAGGATCAGTTCAACGAGCTGGATGAAATTAACACCCGTATTACCTGGCTTACGCGTGCGGCCAAGGTGGTGGGCGTGTATGACAAGAGCGCTGATGGTATTCAACGCATGTTCCAGCAGGCGGCTGAGAACCAGTTGATTCCTGTGGATAACTGGGCGATGTTCGCTGAGTCTGGCGGCATCAAGGGCAAGGTTGACTGGGTGCCGATTGATCAGGTGGTCAACGCCATCAATCAGTTGCGCGTGTATCGCGGCGACAAGACGCAGCAGATTTACGAGGTGCTGGGCATCTCGGACATCATGCGCGGCAGCACCAACGCCAATGAGACGGCAAGCGCCCAGCAGTTGAAGGCGCAGTTTGGGTCCACGCGCATTCAGTTGATGCAGTTCTACATTGCTGAGTGGATCAGCGAGGCTTTGCGTATCAAGGCCGAGATCATCTGCAAGCACTTCCAGCCTGAGACGATCATTGAGCGCTCAAACGTCATGCGCACGCCGGATGCGCCGTTTGCGCAGGCTGCGATTGCGTTGCTGAAGGATGAGCACGTTTCTCAGTACCGCATCAAGGTCGAGGCTGACTCGATGGCTGCGATGGACTGGGCTGCTGAGCGGGACGCGGCTGTGCAGTTCATGAACGGCCTGGGCGCTTTCATTTCTCAAGTCGCGCCGATGGCTCAGCAGGTGCCCGAGGCTGGGCCGTATCTGATGCGCATGATGCAGTGGGCGGTATCCAAGTTCCGCGTTAGCACGCAGATCGAGTCGATCTTGGATCAAGCTGTTGCAGGAATGCAACAGAAGCTGCAGACGCCTCCGCCGCCTCCGCAGCCTGATCCTGACACGGTGATTAAGGCGCAGATTGAGCAGGCCAAGATTCAGAGCGCCGAGAAGATTGCGATGATGGAAGCGCAGTCGGATCAGCAGATTGCGAGCCTGAAGGCCAGCGTTGAGCTGCAGAAGATCGAGATGAAGGCCGCGCTTGACGGCGTGACGCAGCAGTACCAGCAGATCATGCAGGCCATGAATACGACTGGGCAGATGGCGCCACAGTTGGAGCAGTTGGCGGGTGCTGTGGCTCAGTTGGCGCAGGGGTCTGCTCAGAGTAACGAAATGTCTGCGATGCAGATGCAGACGTTGATGGACAGGCTCAGTCGCAAGACCAAGCGTGTCCCAATCAGGGATGAAAACGGCGACATCGTGGAAGTTCGGGAAGTCGAGGATGACGCACCGGACGGGATGGCGATGCTGCCGCAACCTCAAGGGGCGATGAATGCCGGATTTGTCGGGTGATGTGGGTGAGTTGAGCTTCAAGGTTCAGATCACACGCGCTGAGACAGGGAAAGTCGAAGAGTTCACGCTCGTCGGCAAGATTACTGAAGCACAACTGAAGGAGTTGACCGATGGCGGTGACGCACTCGACGGCAGCACGGAACGCTGCAACTGACGCTGTAACGGCGTTGATTGGCACCAGCGGGCGTCTGGTGTTTCGCCTGTCTGGCACGGTGGGCTCGCCTGGCACGGCGGTGGCTACGCTGGTGCTGAGCGCCACTGCGTTTGCTGCCGCGTCTACCGGCACTGCCACGGCCAACGCGATTACCAGCGACACCAACGCTGCGGGTAACGCTTCGCCTGTGGCGACTGCAACCCTGCAGACGTCTGGCGGTACGGTGGTGATTCACTGTCAGGTTGCTGCCAGCGGAAGCGACATCAACATGACCAACGGCTTGACGGTGGCGGCGGGTGATACCGTGAGCTGCAGCTCGCTGACCTACACTGCACTGAGCGCGTAGTCATGGCGCTGCCAAACGACGCAATCAACGTCACCCCTGGCTCGGGTGCCGTTGTCGCCACGCAGTTGGTGTCGGCCAAGGAGTACCAGGTCGTCATGCTGGCCTATCCTGA